CTCTGGACCTCAAACGCCCCTTGGGCAGCAACCGGATACGGACAACAAACGGCGCAAGTTACAAAAAGACTTAAGAAAGAAAATTACGCAGTAGCAGTTGCATCTAATTATGGTTTAGAAGCATCTTCAACTGTTTGGAATACTGAGTTTGGTGAAATCCCTATTTATCCTAGAGGGATGGATTTGTATTCAAACGATGTTGTTCCAGCGCACATGTTTGATTGGAGTAATCGCGAACCTAACTCACCTAATTGTTTAATTACTTTGTACGATGTTTGGGTTTTCAAAGGTAAAAAATGGGATGATTGGAAAATTGGTTCATGGGTTCCTATAGATCATCTTCCTGCTCCTGCAGAAGTTCGGGAGTGGTGTAAGAAAGATAACGTTCTTCCTATCGCTATGGCTAAATTTGGTCAAAATATGTTGGAAACTTGTGACATAGAAAGTGAATATGTTCCTCACGCTATCGAAAAAGTTTTTAAACCAACTAATTCTATTCAAACAGCAGACGGCGATAAAATATCTGCAAGAGAGTTTATAAAAGTTCCTGAAGATAGATTTGTTGTTGGGATGAACGCAGCGAATAAAGGGATAGTTCCTAATCGTAAAGCGTTTGGGGAAAATCTTTTAGCGTTCTCTATGTTTGCTCAAAAACACAAAGACGCAGTTTTGTATTTACATACTGACTTTTCCGGTTCTGGTGGTGGAATAAATTTATTAGATTTAATTCAAGCCGTAGGAATTCCAAAGGAACAGTACAAATTTATTGATCCTTACCTTTATCGATCTTCTTTAGATTCACAAATCGTTGCCGCAACTTATACGGCTATGGATGTTTTCTTAGGGGTTTCAATGGGAGAGGGTTTCGGTATTCCAACTTTGGAAGCGCAAGCCTGTGGAACTAGAGTTATAGTTTCAGACTTTGCCGCATCTAGCGAATTGGTTGGAGAGGGTTGGTTAGTCGGAGGTCAGCCTTATTGGGATCCGATGCAAAGATCTTTTTTCCATACACCAAGTATTCCTGAGATAGTTGATGCGTTAGAAAATGCGTATAACAAAGGTAGGTCAAGATCGCAACAGGCTATTGAATTTAGTAAGTTGTACGATGCCGACGTTGTATTCGAAACTTATTGGAAACCGGTTCTAAACAAACTGCTCACCAAATAGGCTTTAAACACAAAAAAAAGGCAAAATTAGCCACTTTTAGGAAGAGGTTTAGCAAAGATGTTGCCAGTAATGATAGTTCCGGTATTAACTAGACACGATCTTTTAGATCGCATGATTAAATCAATTAATTACCCGATTCGAGAATTAGTCATTATCGATAATGGTGCGAAGTCTCATAGTTGGGAACCGACTTGGAATCAATGGATCAGTAAAATTTGGCATTTGAAAATGCCTAACAATTTAGGGGTAGCCGGATCATGGAACTTAGGAATCAAATCTACGCCTATGGCCGATTACTGGCTTATCTCAAATTTTGATGTCGAGTGGGGAGGAGATAGTTTAAAGATGTTTCAAGAACAATCAAGATCTAATAAATTAGTTCTCTCTAATGGTTCTCCTGAGTGGTGTGCTTTTTCTGTCGGTTGGAAAGTTGTAGACGAAATAGGTTTATTCGATGAGTCTTTTCATCCAGCGTATTTTGAAGATAACGATTTCGAAAGGAGACTAAAAAATAAAGGAGGAGATTTAGAAATTGAAAAATCTTTTATCCCTGTAGCGCACGATAATTCTTCAACTTTAAAATCTGGTTATCAACAGTTAAATGATTTAACGTTTAGTAATAACGCTTTTTATAATAAAGAAAAACAAGATAACAAAGATTTTTCTGAGGGCAAATGGTCTATAAAGCGCCGGAGAAGTAATTCGTGGGATTAAGGGTTTATACAGGTGGAACTTTTGATCTCTTTCACGCTGGACACGTAAATCTTTTAAAGCGTTGTCACGAAATTGCTGGACTAACTGGACAGGTTATTGTGTCCTTAAATACAGATGAGTTTATTGAAAAATATAAAGGAAAGAAACCTTTAATCTCTTACGAGGATAGAAAAGCCATACTTGAATCATGTCGCTATGTTGATTCGGTTATGGAAAACTATGGAGGAGAGGATTCTAAGGAATCAATAATTCTTGCCCAGTTAATAGATGTTGTTGCGATCGGTTCAGATTGGGCGCGTAAAGATTATTATAAACAAATGAATTTTACACAAGATTGGTTAGATGAGCAAGGAATAAGTTTAATTTATATTCCCTACACTAAAGGCATATCTAGCACAAGTATTAAACAAAAATTATGATCATTATCGGAACGACTCCCGATAGATCTCATTGGTTAAAAGATTGCATTAACTCACTTAAACAACCCTGTGTAGTTATTAGCAGTTTTAATTTTGAATTAGGTAAATTGAAATGGGCTAGCAAGCAACTAAGTGAAAGATTTTTCTTTTTTCAAGATTCTATTGTTTTTAAACAAACCGATTGGATTTTTGATCTATTAAATAATTATGAAAATGTTTCTTTAACAAGTGATCCGGTTGTTTATGGAACTTATATGGGTATTTATGATCCTAAGATTTTAAGGGAACTTGAAATTCCTATTCCTAAATCTAAAAAGGAATCTATAGAATATGAACTTTCTTGGACGAAAACCTATGTTGAAAAAGTCGGATCAGTACATGTTGCCTTTCCTGATCTAACTGACGCAAACGCAAAGCGAAAAGAGATAAAACATGGTCGAGAAAACCTTGTTTTAGAGAACGATTACCTAATTAAATTTAAAGGTGATTGGGGTCAAATTGTGCATTAGACTATACGTAAGACTTATTACGGAGAACCTATGGCAATAACAAACGGCTACGCAACTTTAAATCAAGTTAAAGCCGCACTTAGAATTACCGATTCAACCGAAGATGCTTTATTAGAAATTGCGATCGAGGCGGCATCTAGAGCGATCGACGGCAACACCGGTAGAAATTTTTATAACGCAGGAACAGCAACAAGATATTTCGCGCCCGATGATGATTTTGTTTTATTAATAGATGATCTAGCCGGAACTGCTATAACTTTACAAACAGCAAATAACGCTGATGGTGTGTACGACGTAACTTGGGCAACTGACGATTACCAATTAGAACCTTTAAACGGAAACTCAGATGGAATTGCTTGGCCATATACAAGAATTCGTGCAATCGGAGATTACCTATGGCCGATCTTAAATGGTGAAGCATTAGCAAAAATAACCGGAGTTTGGGGCTGGACTTCAGTTCCTATTGCCGTAACACAAGCATGTGTAATTCAATCTTCAAGAATTTATAAACGTTTAGATTCACCTCTTGGTGTTGCCGGTTTTGGCGATATGGGAGTTATGCGCGTAACTCGTGATCTTGATCCCGATGTTGCACAACTAATCGGAACTTATAGAAAAGTTCGAAACGTTGGCTAGCATAACGAATATTCGCGCCGGATTAGCAACGCGATTAGCAACAATTTCAGGATTAAGAACTTCTTCTACACAACCAGATAACCCTAATCCACCAATAGCCGTAATAATTCCAGACAACACAAGATACGATGACACTTTCGGTCGAGGTATGGATACAACAACTTTTAGAATTATTCTTATCGTTTCAAGAGTTGCCGAAAAACAAGCACAGAACGCTTTAGATGCTTATTGCGCAACAACAGGTTCTTCAAGTATCAAAGCCGCAATAGAGGGTGATAAAACACTTGGAGGAAGCGTTTTCGATTGTCGCGTAATCGAAATGCGGAACTATGGACAAATTCCTATCGGAGATGTGACATACTTAGGTTGTGAGTTCGTAGTTCTCACTTACGCGTAAGAAAGAGAAAGAGAAAAAACATTATGCCGAAATTCGCAGCAACCGATTATGCGATTACCATTAATGGAAGTTCTTTTGCTACAAGTCTTAATTCTGTAGAATTAGCACTTACAGCAGATGATCTCGAAACCACTGCTTTCGGTGGCGAGTGGAGAACCAGAATTGCTGGTTTAAAGTCCGGATCTTTAACTTTAAACTTTATGCAAGACTTTGGTGCTTCTTCCGTTGATGCAACTTTATATCCCCTATTTGGATCAAATGCAACTGTCGTTATTAAACCAACTTCAAGTGCTATTGGTACAACTAATCCTGCTTACACAGCAGTTTGTTTAGTAACACAATATTCTCCGTTCGCTTCCAGCGTTGGCGATATTGCAACCCTTTCTGTAACTTGGCCAACTTCCGGTACAGTTACAAGAGGAACTTCTGCTTAATAACAAAGGATAAAAAGTGTTTCTTAACCTGCGCATCACTTCAAAAAATAAATCTACTCGCGATGTTAAAGCAGAGTGGGCAGATTTTATTGCTTTTGAAGATGAATTCGATCAAGCATTTACAATAGTTTTAGACCCTAAAAAATCAAGATTAAAACATTTAACTTGGTTATCTTGGCACGCCGAATCAAGAGATCAGAAAACAAAACTTTCTTTCGAAGATTGGTGCAAAGATATTGCTCAATGTGGATTTGTTGTAGGCAATGAGGTCGAAGATATAGACCCCCTGGAGAGCAAAGCGCCCACTGGCGCTTAATTCATCTGGCTTACGAGTTTCACATTAGTCCAGAACAAATTATTTCTTTATCGCCTAGAATTGTAAGAACAATGGAACGCTATTTGCGCTGGCGTGTTACCGAAATCAATAAACCTAGAAAGTAAAAAGTTAATGGCAATTAAAGAAGTCGGATCAGATGCCAACGGAAATATTAAATTAGAGGGTGTATTCGAGTTATTAGAGGATTTAAAAAAATATGAGCAAGTAGATTTAAAGAAAAGTCTTTTTAGAGAGATGACTAAAATTGCGCAACCTATTGTTAAAGATGCACAGTTTTTTCTTCCTACACAAACAAGTACGCTTTCAGGTTGGGGTGGAAAGAATACTTCTAGTGGTGTCAATGTCGGAGCAAACGAAAGATGGAAACCTAAGCAATCAGGATCTTGGGGTTTCCCTGTTTATCACGAAGCCTCTGCTAAGAAAGGTGTTCGCGCTCAGGTAGGACCAAAAGGAAAAAATAAAGGTAAAAACTTTTACACGAATTTGCTATCCGTTATTCAATCTAATGGTGCGGCGATGGTTTTCGAGTACGCTGGAACTAAATCTAATAATAAGTTTGCTAAAGCATTAGAATCTAAAGGATTCGGTAGACCGATGAGATCTTTATTTAAAGCCGTAGATAAGAATTTAAAAGAAGTTCAAGATGGTGTTAAAGATGCGATAATAAGAACAGAAGAAGAATTTAACACTCGACAAGCAAAAGTGAGAGGTGATAAATAATGGCCATTATTGCCAGTATTATCTCTACGTTCGATCCTAGAGGTTTAAATAATGCTAAGAAATCTTTTTCTGCTTTAACCGACTCAAACGTTTCAGGTGCTAAAAAACAACAAATAGCAATGAAACTTTTAGGTGGTGCTTTTGCTACTGCCGGAGTTGCCGCAGGTGGTTTTGCAATAAAACTTGGAGTAGATGCAGTTAGGGCTGCAATAGCCGAAGAAAAAACTATTGCTAATTTAAATAGAACTTTACAAAATCTAGGTGTTGGTTTTCAACAAACGCAGGTAGAAAATTTTATAACACAAATGCAGTTTGCAACTGGCGTTTCAGATATGCAACTACGACCTGCAATGAATCAACTTGTTCTTGCAACTAACGATGTTGCGCAAGCACAAAGAATTTTAGAACTCTCTTTAAATATTTCAGCATCAACCGGAAGAGATTTAGAATCAGTAACAATGGCTATGAGCAAGGCAGCGATCGGAAATTTTACTGCTTTAACTCGTCTTGGTGTTCCTTTAGATAAAACAATAATTAAAAATAAAGATTTAGATGCTGCATTAACAAGTTTAGAAGATAAATTTCAAGGAGCATCTGCAGCAGCAGCCGGAACTATGGCTGGAAAGATTTCTATTTTAACCGAACGCGTAGGAGAAGCACAAGAGGCAATAGGTTATGACTTAATTCTTGCTTTACAACTTGCTGCAAATAAAATGGATGGAGTAGGTGGAGTTGCTGATTCGATTACAAATATGGGTGATCGATTAGGTGATTTTATTGTTGGTCTTGGATATTACATTGGAGAAATTGATTTATCGATTGATGGAACAAATCGATTTACCAAGGCAATAGAAAAAACTGGGCAACAAATTGTTTTCAGTATTCTTGGACCTTTAGGTGCCGCGATTCCTGCAATAGGTGATTTGTTTGGTTTAGTTGCAGATAAAGGCGATGAATTAAAAACTTCTAACGAAAATAATGCCCTTGTCGCTCAACTTGCTGGAGATCGATATACAGCATTAGCAAAATCTTTAGGTTATCTGACAAACTCTACTGAAGAAGTTATAGATGTAGAAAAAGAAGAAGCCGAAGCATTAAAGGCTGCAGAAAAAGCGGCAAAAGAAAAAGAAAAAGCATTACAAGATTTACAAAGAGCACAAGAACGTATTAAAAAAACTTCACAAGACTTTGCTTCTTTTGTTGCAGGAACTAGCCCTAAAACAATACAGGGATCTCTAGATGCCGCCAAAGTCGCTGTTGATGATATGCGAAAAGAATTTAACGGAATAAGATCAGTAACCGAACAAACAGCAGATAGGTTTTCCGATCTTTCGGGAGTTGTTAAAGATGAATTAGGTTCTGCTTTCTCATCTGCCGAAGATCAGTTACAAAGCGCTAAAGAAGCCTTTAACGAATTTAGAGATGCTATTTCCGGATCTATTACTGGAACTATAGACTTTGCTTCTGCTATTGAAGATCAAGACTTTGTAACAGGTTTAGAAGAACAAGCAAATACGGCTATTAAGTTTTCAGAAAAAGTTGGAAAACTTTTAGAACTTGGTTTGTCAGAAAGAGCATTAAGGGAAGTTTTAGAAACAGGTGCAGAAACCGGAACTGCGATTGCTGATCAGATTATTGCCGGTGGTTCAACAGTTGTACAAAAAGTAAATACTTTAGTTGCTTCAGTTGATAATGTTGCAAGTATCGTCGGACAAAAAGGTGCAGAAGTATTTTACTCTGCCGGAGTTGCACAAGGTCAAGCACTTGTAGACGGAATTAAGCAAACTATTTTAAGTGCTGCAGCCGAAATTGCCGCACTCGCTTCATCTTTAGGATCAGTAACTATTGTTCCTCCAGCAACAACAACAGTAGTTGATGAGAAAAAACCTAAACAAGATATTAAAAAACCAACAATAACTCAATTAACACAAACAGAAAAAATTGTTAAAGCAGCAGGAGGCGCGCAATCAACTGCTGCAAGTAGAAGTTATACAGCGATGGCCGCAGCGATGGGCAAAATTCGTTTAGCCGATGGTGGAATTGTTATGGGACCAACTAACGCTCTTATCGGGGAAGCCGGACCAGAAGCAGTTATTCCTTTATCGGGTGCTAATTCTTTAAAAATGGGAAATACTTTTAATATAACTGTTAATGCTGGTGTTGGAACTTCAGGTTCACAAGTCGGAAGAGATATTGTAGAACTGATTCAAAAATATGAAAGAACTTCTGGCCAAGTATTTGCGAGAGCCTAATGTCTGTTCCTGTAAAAAAAGTTGAAATAGAAGTAGATCCGAATTCAGGATTACAACCTTTTTTTACTTTAGATGATCCTGTTTATGGAGTTTTAGATAGTCCTGAAGCAATTTTAGGTTCATTGGCTTATGCGGATGTTACTGAATATGTTGTAAGTATGGATGTAGATCGTGGTTCTTCTAGATTACTTGATCGATATAACGCAGGACAGGCAAGTGTAACTTTTGATAATACAACTAGATTATTTGATCCTTTAAATGCACTTTCTCCTTATTCTGAACAATTATTACCAAGAAGAGGATTAAGAATTTCTTCTGGAGGAACTCCTGTTTTTACCGGCATTGTCGAGGATTGGAATCTTAATTACAACCCTAACGGCGATAACACGACGACGGCTATTGCTTCCGACAAATTTACTTTATTAGCGCAACAAAACTTATTAGCGCATACAGCAGTTCCTCAATTATCTGGAACAAGAATTAATACTGTTTTAGATCGATCTGAGGTCGAGTGGTCTTTAACAGATAGATCAATCGAGGCTGGACAATTTACTATTCAAGGAGATGTTGTTGATGAGGGAACTGTTGCCTTAGATTATTTGAATCAGGTAGCACAATCAGAATATGGCGATATTTTTATTGCTAAAAATGGTTATTTTATTTTTCAAGATTCATCAGATGGTCCATCAAGTTCGAACTTATTAACTTTAGCCGATGATGGAACCGGAATAAAATTTACAGAATTACAAGTTGTTTTCGGATCAGAATTAATGTATAATAGAATCTCATTAACTAGGCTAGGTGGAACTTCACAGGTAGTCGATGATTTAACTTCACAAGCCTTTTACGGCATTACTATTTATGAACAAGATAATCTTTTAAACGATAATGATACAGATGTTTTAAATCAAGCAAATTTTCTTTTAAGCAAATATGCTAATCCACAGTATAGATTTGATGCAATAACTATTGAATTAGCCGAACTAACCTCACCGCAAGCATTATTGGTTTTGTCTAAAGAATTAACGGATACTATTTTTGTAAAATTTACACCTAACAACATTGGTGCTCCTATTGAAAAATATGCCGAAATAATAGGAATAAAGCATAAAATTGGCAATTTTACTCATAAAGTTACTTTTAATTTAGATACTTTAGACTTTGCTCCATTAGTATTAGACGATGCTATTTTCGGGGCTTTAGATGCTTATGGACTTGGTTAAATTAAGATAAACTATTAGTAATGAAAGGATCTAAATGCCAGGATTAGGTAGAAAAACATTTACAGCAGGCGACATTTTGACGGCTGCGCAAGTTCAAGGGTACTTACAAGATCAAACAATAATGGTGTTCGCTTCTAGCGCTGCAAGAGGATCTGCTATTGCTTCACCAAGCCAAGGCATGTTTGCTTACTTAACTTCCGATTCCACCCTGTACACTTATGATGGAAGCGCGTGGGTTGCTTTCACTTCCGGTGGTGGTGGTGGAGGTTTTGAATCTTCATTTTTACTGATGGGTGCATAAGGAGCAAACATGGCAACAAATTACAAAATATTAGCGCAAAGTAATCCAAGCGCAACAACAGCAGCAGATGCTTACACAGTACCAACTGCTACTCAATCAATTATTTCAACAATTGTTGTTGCAAATATTGGAACAGTAGATGCGTCTTACAGACTTTCAATCAGACCAAATGGTACAGCCCAAGAAAACAAACATTACATTGCTTATAACACTCCAGTTCCTGCAACCGATACAATTGCACTAACTTTAGGTGTAACAATGGACGCTGCTGATGTTGTGACAGTTTATGCATCTAATGCAAATTTAAGTTTTAACATATTTGGCGCAGAGATAAGTTAAATGTCTGCAATCAGATTAGGTAGCACTAAAAATGGTGTACCGAAATATTCTAATTTTGCAACAAACGGCAGTCTTACTATTGCCATGGACTATGTTGTAGTCGCTGGTGGTGGTGGCGCTGCATTTACAGGTATTACTGGTTCTCGTGGTGGTGGTGGTGGTGGTGCTGGTGGTTATTTAGCAGGTACTGCTACTGCTTTCCCACGCAAGTTTTCAATCACTGTTGGCGCTGGTGGTGGAAATAAAGTTGCTGGTTCTAATTCGGTTTGTAGCACTTTTACTGCTGTCGGTGGTGGTGCTGGTGTAGAACAAGCAAATGCTGGAAATGCTGGTGGTTCTGGTTCAGGTGCAGGTGATTCATCTGGTGCATTATCAGGTGGCGCAGGTACGGCTGGTCAAGGTAACGCTGGTGGAAGTATTCTAGGTTCTTCTTC